TAAAGCAGCGACCTATGGCCATGCTTTATCACGATTAAAGCGAGAAGGAAAATGTCCAGTAGATATTGAGCACAGGCAGATTAAGTATAAAAATAATGTCATTGAATGTGATCATGGTAAGTTAAAGCGAATCATCAGGGCCACATTAGGATTCAAATCTATGAAGACTGCTTATGCCACAATTAAAGGTATTGAAGTCATGCGTGCACTACGTAAAGGACAAGCATCGTCATTTTATTATGGTCAGCCTCAGGGTGAAGTGTGTCTAATCAACAGGGTTTTCGGTCTCTAAGTACTTTTTAAAGGGAACATCATCGACTCAAATCTCTATTTGCAACAGTGCCGTGAACTTTCCTAATGGAAATCCCGAAGCCGACCCAACGCAACATTTGCCAGATCAAATTTGGTTTATTGATCGAAAGGTTAATGAAAGCCGCGTTTCAATTGAATGGGAATTGGCATCAGCCTTTGATTTCCAAGGTGTTCAACTACCTTTCGGTCAGGTGACCAAGAATGCATGTCGCTGGCAGTACCGTTCGCCAGACTGCGGTTGGACAGGCGGTTATTTCACAAAGGATGACAAGCCGACAGATGACCCGAATCTTGATGCCTGCGGGAAACGGGTTAGCTCTTGTACTTGCCGATTTGGTGAAAATGCCGTTCTTCCATACGGCGCATTCCCAGGGGTGCAGCGCGTATGATCGACACACGCCTACTTAATGAAATTAAACAACATGCGATGGATTGTTATCCAAATGAAGCTTGTGGCTTTATTGTTGTCAATAAATATAAGTTAGCGCTTACTATAAAATGTCGTAACGATTCGCCGTTCCCGAAAACTCAGTTTCTTATTAATCCCGATGAGTATCTTCGCGCAGAACAGGAAGGTGAAATTGTTGGTGTATGGCATACGCATACCAATGGCAATCCGAAGCCAACCGAATCTGATTTGGCCGGCTGTGAAGTGACAGGCTTGCCTTGGTACATGCTAATGGTCGAGAAGAAAGGGGACGAATTCCATTTTAACGATCTCGTAGAGTTTTCACCAACCGGATATGAAGCCCCATACGAAGGTCGTCCATATGTATATGGCTCTTTCGATTGCTGGACGCTTTGCCGCGACTTTTACCAACGTGAGTTTGGTATCGAACTTCGTGACTACCCGCGTGTAGAGAAGTTCTGGACCAATGAAGAAACCAATTACTTCATCAATAAGTACGAAGAAGTAGGGCTTGTCGATGTGACAAATCAGCCCCTTCAGTACGGCGACATTCTTTTTATTCAAACCGACAACAGTGGCAACCCAAACCACTCAGCCATTTATGTCGGTACAGAAAAAATCCTTCATCACTGCGAGGGTCGTTTATCTCGCTACGACGCCTATGTCTACGGCTCCTACTGGCTTAAGCACACTGTTAAGCAAATGAGGCACAAAAGTAAATGTTAGTCGATGTTTATTTGCACGGAGAACTTGGAAAGAAATTTGGCAGAAAGTGGAGCGTTGCCGCGCGAGGTCCAAGTCACGCTTTAAGACTTATCAACGCAAATACCTCTGGTTCATTGGTCAACTGGTTGCGTGAAAAAGCAGCCAAATTCGCTCATTACCGCGTTTTATGCGAATTCCAAGATGGAACCAAGCGTCAATTATCTGATGAGGATTTTGGCTTGGTTCACGGTGAACTCAAAACCATTCGTTTTGTACCTGTGGTTGTCGGTGCAGGTGGTAATGGTGTCTTGCAAACAGTGGTCGGTGTTGTCCTTCTAGTTGCCAGTATTTGGTATCCAGCTTTATTACCAACAGCATTCGGGATGCTCGCAGGCGGTATCTCTCAATTACTTGCGCCTAAACCTAAGAAAAATGGCGAGTCCCAACGAAGAACGTCCCATTACTTCAATGGCACTGAACAGACCGAAGTTCAGGGCGGACCAATTCAGCTCATTTACGGCAGATGTCTAGTTCAAGGAACGCCTATTTCAGTCGCTATGTCGATTGACCAGTTGTTGTTTGAAGGCGAATAAGCAAGTTAATTGGGGAATGATGTATGAACGCTAAAATTAAGAAATTTGGTTTTCCTTTACCAATTGCAGGGGCTTCTGGAGGCAGCAAAAGGCCTTCCGTGCCGAGAGAAGATCCAGATAACCTTCAATCTAGCGCGTATGTAAATATCATTGATCTAATTGGCGAAGGTCAAATCGGTGGTCTGGTCGATAACGTTGACGGCGACAGTCTTACCGAAAAAGAAAAATCAATCTTTTTTGATGGAACTCGCTTACGTCATACAAACGGTGAACTGAACTTCGCGAATGTGTCTTGGGCGGAACGGGTCGGTTTACAGCGACAAGACTACATCGAAGGATTTGGCGAAGGGGTAGAGACTCCTTTTTACAAAAACGTACAGCTTAAATCCGGCATCCCTAGCGCATTTACGGTTTCAAATCCAAATGCAGATCGCGTTCGCATCATTTTGGCCGTGAACTCTCTTTTGTCTACCGATCGCAGCTCCGGCGATACCTATGGCACTTCCGTAGAGTTCCAAATCAAGTTGTCGGTAAACAACGGCTCTTATGAAATCCTAGCAAACAAGAAGATCACTGGTAAAACGACATCACGTTATCAGCGTTCTTTCTCTTTCGACCTTCCAAAAAAGAAAGCTGACGGTACACCAATTACCGCTTGGTCATTCCAGATCACAAGAACAACCCCAGATTCAAATTCATCGTACCTTCAAAACACAACATTCTTCGAGAGTTACTCGGAAGTTGAATTAACCAAGTTTTCATATCCAAACGTTGCATTGGTCGCTACCCGATTCAGTTCAGAAACGTTTAGTTCAATTCCTAAACGTGAGTATCTGGTAGATGGTCTATTAATCAAGGTTCCGTCAAACCGCAATAAAGACGGGTCATACACAGGGCCTTGGGATGGTACTTTCAAGCTTGAGTCATCAAGTAACCCTGCATGGATTCTGTATGACCTGTTACTTAGCAAACGTTACGGTCTAGGCGAATACATTACGCCTGAAATGATCGATGAAAGCCGTTTGTATGTGATTGGTCAGTATTGCGATCAGCTTGTAGACGACGGTTTTGGCAACAAAGAACCGCGATACACAATCAACTGCGTTATCAATACTCGCGTTGAAGCGTATGACCTCATTGTCGATATTTGCTCGGCATTTAACGGCATGGCGTATTGGGCAGGCCATATGGTGGGCTTTACCATCGATGCGCCAGGCACTCCGCAAATGCTGTTCAACAATACCAATATTGTTGGCGATTTCTCTTATCAGGGAACTTCGAATAAAGACCGTCATTCAGTCGCGGTAGTTACATGGAATGATCCGAATGACGACTACAAACAAGTTCCAGAAGTAGTTGAAGACCCTGAACTCATTGAACGCTATGGCATTCGCAAAACAGAAGTCATGGCATTCGGGTGTACGTCACGCGGTCAAGCTGCTCGTTATGGCCGTTGGTTGCTATACAGCGAGCACCAACAGTCAGAAACAATCACATTCAATGTCGGCATTGATGCAGCTCTCCTATTGCCGGGTGATTTGATTTACGTTCAAGACCGTGACCGCGCGGGTAAACGTTTTGGTGGACGTTTACTAGATTGCACAGCCAAACAGGCAGTTCTTGATGATCTGGTTGATTTTGGGGAATTTACTGATTTGACGCTTGTGATCCGTTTAGAAGATGGGTCATTAGCAGAGCGCGTAATTGCTTCTCATACCAAAAAGACAGTAACCGTTTCTGGACACACCAAAGAAGTAACAGTGGTGGAATGGGCTGAAGCCTTGACGGTTATGCCTGTCAAATACGCTTTATGGATTATCAAAGCGGCAGAATTACAACCAGTAATCGCTCGCGTTGTAAACGTTGCTCAAGGTGAAGAAAAGGGCACTTATAACATTACTGCCGTTCCTCACAATCCTAACAAGTATCAATCTATTGAAAATGATTTGATGCTTGATGTTCCGCCGACTTCAATCTTGAACTCTCGCAATCAGGAACCTCCTGCAAGTGTCGAGATTAAGAGTGAAATTATTACCACTCAAAACGTCGCAAAAACTCGCCTCGTTATTAGCTGGAAAGAAGCGAAAAATGCAGCGCGTTATGAAGTCGAATGGAAACGCAATGATGGCAACTGGGTCAAGCTTCCACAGACCACTTCATTAAGTATTGAGGTTGAGGATGTATACGCGGGAGCCTATACAGCTCGCGTTGTTGCGTACAACCTTTTTGGCGCACGTTCTTATCCGAAGTATTCAACAAGCACCGACGTAAAAGGAAAAGTTGGCAAGCCAACTAATGTCCTTTCTTTGACAACCACGCCGTTATTGTTCGGCATGAAGCTCGATTGGGTTTATCCGGCAGGTAACTCTGACCTATCACATGTTGTCATTGAAGTGAGTGATCGGGCTGATGGTTCAAACCCTAGATTGCTCGGTAATGTTTCATATCCTACAAACACCTTGACTATTCAGGGATTACAGGGCGGTCTTGATCAATGGTACAGAACGAAAACCGTTGATAAGTCTGGCAATGAAAGTGATTGGTCGAACTTCGTTAAAGGCACGACTGGAAATGACCCAGATCAGGTACTTGATCTAATCTCTGGTCAAATTGGGGAAAGCGACCTTGCAACTGAATTACAGGGCAAGATTGAAAATTCAGTAACCGTATCTGAAGCCGCAAAGATTGTTGCTGACAACGCTCAAACGGCAGCAACAAACGCACAAACAGCAGCGACAGATGCCAAAACAGCAGCTTCCGAAGCTCAAAAAGCAGCAAGCTCTGCCCAGACACAAGCGTCATCGGCTCAACAAATCGCTAGTGAAGCAAGCGCTACAGCGGCTAACGCCAAAAATGCAGCGGACCAAGCTGTAACGGCTGCAACTTCTGCAAGCAACGTGGCGACAACTGCCAAGAATGCAGCGGATACGGCTAAAGCTATGGCTGATAGCGCCTCTACGGCAGCAGCCAAGGCAAATACAACTGCTACAAATGCTCAAACTACAGCAGATAACGCAGCGGCAGCCGCATCTAAAGTGGCTTCCGATTTAACATCTTCGACTAATCAGTTAAACCAGAAGATCGCTGACGAGGCAAACGCCCGCACTACGGCAATTTCTAAACTGAATGACGGCCTCACCACAGAAACGTCTCAGCGCAAGTCAGAAGATGCTGCACTGTTAAGCAACATTGAGACTTACAAGTCGAGCACAAATGACACTTTGTCTAGTCTGCAAACGCAAATTAATACCAACGCGACAAATACAAGTGCAAATACATCAAAAATCACTTCGCTTGACTCTCGTTTAACCACAAACGAAGGCAAAACAGCAGATGCGATTAATGCAGCGGCAACAGCTCAACAAACCGCAAGTTCAGCGGTAGACAAGGCTAATGCTGTTGCAAACTCCGTTACTGCTCTTAAATCAGAATTAAGCAGCGGAAAAGGCATTAATAACATTGTAGCGCCCTTCTCGGATCCGCAAGAACTTCCAGCTCTTGGTGGGGCGAGTCGCACCGTAGCTTTGGTGGACTCTGCGTTACGTCGAAACGGCAAGGCTTACAAAGTGTCATTCACGGCGGCGGCTCATTATGTGTATTTCGGCACCGCTCAAGCCGCTCTAGCACCATCACAAATGGCGATGCAAGTTGAAGCGGGGCGCGCTTATACATTTAGCGTTTGGTTGAAGGCTTTATCAACAGCCGTTCCGTCATTCCGTTTCAACATCCTGTGGTTTATTCGTGACCCTAGCACTGGAAACATCACAACAAATGCCGGAATCATTTTTCCACAAGGTCAAACAGATTCTTACATTGCTCCGAACGCTAACGGCCAACGATACTCATTTAGACCAGTCAACTCACCTGCAAATGCAATCGGCGCCACCGTCTATGTCGTAGGTAACCCTTCAGGGCCTTCTGCCGGCGAATACCTCATCGATATGTTGATGCTTGAAGAGTCTGTCGGTTCCGAAAAGCCTGCTTCTACGTGGACGGCGGGTCCTGCTGATCTAAATGCGATTAAGAATGCCTTAGATACAAACGCTGTAGCAATCAACAACCTAACTACACGCGTTTCGAACAACGAGGGGAAAATTACATCTCAAGGCAATTTGATCACGCAACTAAACAACAGCATTAATACGATTAATGGAACCCTTTCAAACAAAGCGGATGCTACTGCTTTAAATGCATTAACAACTCGCGTTTCTAATGCTGAGGGGCAAATTTCATCACAAGGGTCGTCAATTGTCTCTCTTCAAAACGATCTAGCATCTACCAACAAAGCCGTTTCAACCAAAGCTGACTCAAGCGCTCTCAATTCTTTGGATTCAAAAGTCTCAGAAATTGATGGCCGAGTAACAAGTAATGCCAACGCTGTTACATCTCTTCAAGGGCGTGTTACGACAGTTGAGAATGGGCTATCAACCAAAGCAGACGCATCTGCTTTAAACAACTACTACACAAAAACTGAGGCTGATTCTGCCACCTCTGGCGCAATCGACAAGTTCAACAGTCAATTGACGATTGGTGGCGTAAACGTTGTTGCAAACTCGGAAGCTCCACGTACTTCAACGGCAGCGACTAACAAAGAATACTTGCTGTACGAACGCAGCGCCGAATTAAAAACGTTCTATGACGAAAACCTTGAGAAGCCAATCACGATTTCGTTTGAAATGAGCGTTCCTGTGGCTGGACCAGTTCAAGTTTATTCTTCAAATGGTTCCGCTCACCAATTCGTTACTTCCGTTAATGCAATTATCGTAAATCAATTTGCCAAATATTCAGTAACAGTTAGTCCAAAAGCGCATACGGCAAGTACAACTGTTTCGACAATTGAGTTCTATGGAACGTATGGAACTGGCCGTATCCCGACGATTCGTAAATTACAAATTGAAGCGGGCACAAAGGCTACCGCTTGGAGTCCAAGCCCTCGTGATACAAAGGCTGCAATTGACGCCAATGCTTCTGCAATTCAAACGACCCAAACAAAAGTTGACAATATCGATGGTCGGCTAACCACTGCTACAGATTCGATTACGTCACTAAATTCGCGCATGTCTACAGCCGAAGGAAATATCAACAGCACAAATACTGCGGTTGGTGGACTTTCGACACGCATGGCAACCGCTGAGGGCAAGATCACCAATCAAAGTGATTCAATTGCATCGCTACAAAATAGCGTCACCTCAATCAATGGAACACTGGCAAACAAAGCCGATTCAAGCGCGGTCAATAACTTAACTAGCCGAGTGGAAACAGCCGAAGGTAAGATTTCAAGTCAAAGTGGGCAGATTACTTCGCTTAGCAATAGCCTTGATCTAACAAACAGCAACTTGAACGACGTAAACGTTCTGGCTCGACTGTTATCTCTTGGCAAGCCTTTACGTGACGATCCAACTTTTAAAACTACCTCTGCTGGCGGGTTGTCTGCATACAATTTCCCTGCGGGCACCTCATGGATTAAGCAAGCCAAGTCAACGGACAACCCTACTGGCTCAACCAATGAAATGCTCATTAAGGCAACTCAAGCGTTGGGCGGTGGCTGGTATCCAACTTCACCTACGCTTGTACTCACTGCAAATAAAACCTTCTTAATTAAACAAATTATTAAGATGCCAGTGGGTACAAAATTACAAGCCATCGGTAATGCTACGGGTACGGGTGGATACATCCGAATCTTGGGTAATGATCTAGGAACTGGCAAATTTGAAACGTACTACTCTGTCGTACAAGGTGGGGCTGATTTAAGTGGCTCTACTATTCAAGGTCATTTCCGCGTAATTGCCGGCACTAACCCGCCAGTACCAACCGTAGATAATCCTGTTTTTGTCATTCTTGCTTCTTATGAAGTATTTGATGTAACGGCTGTGAACGACACCATTCCAAAGGCTTATAGCGATGCTATTGCAGCCAATGCGAATGCGATTAACACCCTGTCAAACACCGTCACTCAGCAAGGTAATACAATTGCTTCTCACAGCAATTCGATTACCCAACTCAACAACAGCATTACTAGCATTAATGGCGCACTTTCGAATAAAGCGGACGCGAGTGCATTACAGTCATTGGATTCAAAAGTAACGCTAATCGATGGCAAAGTTACTTCAAATTCATCGGCCTTAACGGCTTTACAAAGCAGCTTTGATGGGTTGCCGAATCAGGGCGTGAACTTGCTTGGCCCTGAGATTTCAAATCCAGTAGAAAAGCCAACCAACTGGACGTCTGGATTGCCATTTGAAATCATCCAATCGCCAGATACGGTAAATGTACGCGCGTTCCAATTCACGATGCCTGCTTCTTCAGGGAACGGCACATACTTCAACATTGGAGGCGGCCAAGTTCCGCGACAGTGGCTAACAGAAGGTACATACATTTTTAGTTTTGTTGCCAAAACTGTTGGCGGAACCACACCGCATGCTATTGAGTGGCAACTCTACAATGTAGATAGTACACGCCTGCGCTTTAATATTACCGCAACATTAACCCGCTATAGCGGGGTGTTCACGGTGCCCGCTGGTGGTGCCGCTGCATGTATGCTGTTAATCGGAAACCCTACAGGCAAACCTGCGGGACAAGTTATCAATATCGAAAGAATGATGCTTGAACGGCAAGTTGGTAACAACACAACCCCTTCGGCTTGGATTGCAGGTAGCGACCCAACTGGAATGATTCTTTCCACTCAAGCAAAAGCGACTGACCTGTTCAATACAGCCACGAATCAAAATAATGCAACTGCGGGACGTGTTACTAGCCTCGAAAGTCGCATGACGACCACAGAAGGCAATTTAAACAAAAAAGCTGATGCTTCTGCGCTTCAAAACCTCGACACGAAAGTTACGAATGTCGATGGCAAAGTAACGTCAAATACCAATGCCATTACAGCTTTAAGTTCAACTTTAAGCAACGCTACTTCAAGCATTTCAATGAATGCGGGTAATGCACAGGGCGATTGGACATTCTTTAATACGTCAGGCGAATACTCAATTGTTGCACAAGCGGATGGCCAAGCGGGTCGTGTTATTCAACTTGGAAATAATGCTGGCAATGATATTGTTTGGATGCATCCGAATAACTTCATTCCTTTTGATGCAACTAAGACATATCGACTTCGTGCGCGGTATCGCCGTCGTGCCGGAATAGGCACAATTTACCTCGGTGTCTCTCAGAAAACCCCAGACAAGGCACTATACGTAACAACAGCCAACGCATTATCGGGCGACATGGGATCTTCTAACTATGTCGTTAATGCCCACGCGCCTGCGATCGATGAATGGCAAGAAATCGTTGCGTATATCAAAGGTCGATCAGCAGGAGCGGCATCAGGTTCAGGCTCAAAAACAAGCCCACGTACTGTTTCACAACAAGCAGGCTTCATCACGCCGATGTTTATTGCAAACTATTCGGCGCAAACGGGCATTGTTGAGCTTGATTACCTAATTCTGGAAGATGCAGAGGCAATTGTTGCCAATGATGCAAATGCATCAGCGATTAGCGCTCTTGATACCAAAGTATCAGAAGTTGATGGACGCTTAACGACAGCAACAAATTCAATCACTTCGCTTAACTCTCGTATGAGTGCAGCAGAAGGGAATATCTCAGCGGCAAACTCGGCTCTAAGCGGGCTTTCGACAAGAATGACGGCTGCTGAAAATGGTTTAACAAATCAAAGCAACGCGATTACTAATTTAAGTAACAGCTTGACGGTTACAACCAATACAGCCAACGCTGCATTGCCAAAGATTCAGGGCGGCACTGGCGCAGCTAAGTTATTTAGAGGCGTGCTGGTGTGGCAACAAAACGGCGCAAATCTAACTGGCAATATCGTAATCCAAACGCCAATTACGTTCACAAATAAAATGTTCCGACTTTCACTTACTGGCTATAACTACTTGGCCGCTAAGAATGAAATTAATCTGAACATTGGGGGTTATGCATATTCGGGCACCTCTCTACTTCAACATGGTGTAGTGAATTCGGGCACCATGCCAATTCGAGTTCGCATGGGCGTCCGTAATGGCACAGTAGTCATTATTTTGACGTCCCAAGCGCCCGGTGCTTATTGGCAGTATCCAAAATTCAACATTGATGCCGAAATCGGCTATACAACTCCGCCAGACGAATGGATGAATGGTTGGTCTGCAAGCTTCATGGCAGAGGCAGACCTCGCATCTAATGGCATTTCGGCGATCATTGAGCCGTCTTTATTAGACATTTCAACAACGCTTAATGCCACTGCATCTGCAATTAGCAATCTGACAAATACTGTGTCTCAACAGGGTAATACAATTACTTCACAAAGTAATTCTATTACCACCTTAACCAACAAGATTACTAACAACGATTTATCGAATCTTGTTCTTAATCCTGATTTCGTAGACCCGAAAAGCGATTGGACATCTGGCGTAATTGTTGATGCGACTGACGCAGCACCTAACCCGCCTTCTCCAAAAGCATTAAGACTGAATAACCGCGATAGTTATTACGGTCCTTTTGTCAAATGTAATGTTGGCGACATGTTCTACGTTTCGGCTTGGTTTGCAACGCCAAATACATCAGTAATCGCTTCTGCTGTACTTGGTTTCAATACTCGAAACAGTGCAGGTACTTATACTTGGTATAGTGTTGCCGTCAAGTCTACAGATAAAAATGCTTGGGGTATGGTGGAAGGTTATTTCACTGTGCCAAATGGCATGGTTGAAATTCGACCTTGGCTTCAAGTAAGTATTGCTGCGTCAGAGGCAGCGGGGCAGCAATGGCATGTTACGAACATTCAAGTACGTAACATTACAGGTAATAAGAAATTAGCAACCGACTTGCAAGCAACCTCGTCTGCATTAAGTACGCTTGATTCCAAAGTTACAAATATTGACGGCCGTGTAACTTCCGCATCTAACAATATTGTTTCGCTCAACAATAGCGTCACAAACATCAATGCCACCCTTGCTCAAAAGGCAGATGCGACAGCGTTAAATTCGCTCTCTAACCGCGTAACAAATGCAGAAGGAAATATCACAAGCCAAGGTAACTCAATTACCTCATTGACTAACTCATTAGCAGTTAGCGGAAAAGGTGGAACTAACCTTCTCATTAAATCAAATGTAGTTGGCTTGTATGATGGCGTCTCATACCCACACCACACTTACAAACTAGGTGAAGATTGGGAAATTGGCGCTAAATACACCTTGATCTGGTGCGCTGAACATAAACGAGGGACTGGCGATAACAACTCTTACCTAGCGGTTTACGCGGGTGGCGGTAGCCAGACTTTGCAATCTATTGTTAATACAGACGGTAAGGTTATCAGCAAAGTTACCTTTGTTAAAAACAGCGCAGTTGCCTCTGGCCCAATTATCCACTTCTACATGATCAACCGTCCGACCGCAGATAAGGGCACTATCGGTACTGTTTATTGGGCAGTTTTAGTCAAAGGCGATGTACTCACGACTGACGCTTGGATTCCAAGCCCATATGATTACATTCCTGATAGCAATGCAAATGCCGCTGCTATCGCAAATCTTACTAATACAGTAAGTCAGCAAGGCAATACTATTACATCAAATAGCAGCAGCATTACCTCGCTCACTAATCAAATCGGTAATACGAAGTCATATTCGCTGGTGACTTTCCGTAACGGCTCTGCCGTTGGCATGCCAAAGGCGGCTGGCGTCTACACTGGAAACAATACGCGATTATATGGATTTGGGCGCGGTTTAAATCTCATTGTGTTTAAAAATGGGGACGTTGAAAGCTGTACGCAATATGACACCTATGGCGACATCGTATCTGCATGTAACGCCATCTATGCCGCTATCAAGGCGCTTGCATCGGGCACTTACTTTGCAATCGTGGGTACAGACAACATTGGCTCAGTTGGAAATTCAAACCCAAATACTGATTTACGTGCGCTTTTACTTGCTTGTGGTGCTGGCGACACATATTTCAGATCTTGGAACTGGAATGCTCTTCCTATTTTTGTAGGACGCAAAGACCTAGATGCAGGCAATGGTATTCTCGGTATGTTTGATTCGACTGTTCCTAATCAGTGGATTGAATACCCACTTAGTTTTGTGAATGGTGTACCTGTAGGTTTAGGTGACTCTCGAACTTTAACCACTCAACTGGATGCAAATGCTTCTGCCATTTCGTCATTGTCGAACACAGTGACTCAGCAAGGTAAGGATATTGCTTCACATAGCAGTAGTATTACCTCGCTAAACAATAGCATCACCAATATTAACGGCACGTTAGCAACAAAAGCAGATAGTTCGGCTCTAACAAACCTCGCCAACCGCGTAACTACAACCGAAGGTGAAATTACCTCTCAAGGCTCAAGTATTACTTCGCTGAATGCATCTGTGAATGGCTTATTAAAGGATGTTGCAGTATCCGATACTCGATCTACTAATCAGCCTCCATCGTGGTATTGGTCAAACTATCCATTGCGTATCGTTCGCGAGTTCAAGCAAGCCTCTGTGCTAGGTTTGACTGGCATGGGTACATATGTCTCCCTTGAAACATACGTTTATTGGACTGACGCATCTGGTGGTCCGATCATCCAGATTGCACGAGGTACAGATTCAAAACTTACGGCTGAACGTCGCAGCACCAGTACATCAACTTGGGGCTCATGGACTCAGGACATCAAAACCTTGACGGATGGTCTGGCTAATAAAGCTGAGGCTTCAGCTTTATCTTCACTTGATGCCAAGGTATCAACGATTGATGGAAAAGTCTCAACTCAGGCGACAAGTATTACCAATCTGCAAACAACTGTGGGTGGACATACGGCGTCAATTCAATCGCAGCAACAATCAATTGATGGATTGAAATCAAGAGCAACTTTGAAGTTGCAATCCGGCAATTTAATTGGCGGTGTTGGGATTGAGAACGATAGCAAAACCGTTGATTTCATTATTCAGGCTAACAAGTTCGCCATCGCTCCGCCATCTGATGCCGCAGCGGGTTCTGTAGCACCTAAATACGCATTTGTTTATCAACCGACAGCCACAACGTTGCCAAATGGAACAGTCGTACCTGCCGGACTGTATTTGGACAATGCGTCAATCGGCTATATCAACGCGGAAAAAATCAATGCCTCAAGTTTAAGTGCGCTTAGCGCAACCCTAGGGACTATTACCACTTATAGAGACCCTTCAAAACCAAATGGCGCACGAATGGTTTTAACTGGAAGTTTGATCACTGTCTACGATGACAACAACACTGTCAGAGTGAGATTAGGTTTATGGTAATCGCTTTATTAATTGCGGCACTATTCATTATCGGTCTTGCGCTTTTTACGAAGAGCAAGACCAAGGAGTCAAAAATGCCAGAAGGCTTACAGGTCTACAATGAGAAGGCTGAATTAATCTTAGATTTAACAGACTTAACAGGTAAGGTATTTGGGTACATTGAGGTGCCTCAGCAGTATGCTAATACCAGTTATTCTGTGACTGATTCACGTTTTATCAATGCGCATCCTTTTATCTTTAGTCCGGATAACAGTTTGGCCGATTATACAACGTGGAGAGTATATGACTATAACACCGAATATGCCGACTCATCTGGCCATGTGCGAATGCGAAAAAATCTTCTTTACATCTTTATTGGTGAGTTAGTAGGGGACACCTTAACTATTAATGTTAACTGTTACAGTTCAGGTGATACCCCTATACGTATTTATTACGGAGCATACTAATGCCTGAAGGTATCTTTATCCAAACTAATACTGGTGACATTCAAATTGACGGGCAATCTTCTCATTTGTATTTAGGGCGAAAAACGACTTACACAGCCAGTAAGATGGACTACACATGTCTAACCCCTAAATCAATTATTGCCATCTATTTGCATGACTACGCAAACAGAAGATTGCGATTCGATTTACAGGACAATATTCCCGTAGGCGTTAATCGTGTCTATTCTATCGAGATATTAAATAATGCTCATTACAAAGAGGAAGGAACGTTTACAGTTTATGAGTTTATGAATATGCGAGAGGCTTTTGTAGCAAGTAGCGCAACAAACTTTGGCATTGAAATCTACGATGAAAGCGAGCGACCAATTTTTAACTCCAATATGCCAATATTCCGTCCAGTAAGTTATCTTCAAGCTATTAGGATGAATCAAAATTACAATATGCCTCTGACAACTCCAAGTGCCACTTACATTGAGCCAATTGCTGGCGGAACTGTGGGCAAAAAAATTGCTATTGTTATTACTCAACTTGGGTATCAAGGTAAATGTTTTATTCTCAGAAATAGTTTTGGATTAAATTTCTGCATTCCTGCTTTCTGGATTGACGAAGCAAACGGTACATTTAATTTGCAATATATTTGGAATAAAGTAGCAAAGGATAGAGGCTCTAGCACAGCCGCAGTCGGAAATGCCACTTGTATTGCTATGGCAATTGACGTCACTAATATGTAATAAAAAGGCTTCCAGTTGGAAGCCTTTTTAATGAAGTCGAATGGTTACGCAGTACCGCCATTTTCTTCAGTGGTAGTGGTTTCATCTACATAAACCAGTCCGACCGAAGCTAGACCAGGAGTCTTCCGATCGTAAATCAAGGTCAAGTTTTCAACCGGCTTTCCATTTTGACCTTCGAGCAAGTTGACTTGCCCTAAAAGAACGTTCAAAAGGTTAGCTTCATCTTTCGTGATCTGCTTTAATGCCATAGTAAACATCCTAAAAATTGAACAACGATAATTTTTACACACTCATAAATTATTAGTAAGTGCTTATTTATAAAATATAGTAAAAATGTTATATTTTCTCAACTAATCTAAGGCGAGAAAATCATGACCGAACCAGTATCAACTACTATCGGTGGATTCGCTGCTTGGAAGGCATTTGGCATGACTATCGTAGTCGCAATCTGTGTGATGGCAGTTGCGGCTGTAGTGCTCATGATGCGGATGCCGAGATCTCCGAGAGAGTGGGGAGTTGGCTTGATTACCACAGTAATTTCAAGCTTGGCTGGCGGCTCTTTCATCATCATCAAATTTAACCTTCACGCTTGGGCAACAGACGTATGGGGAATGATCGCTCTTGGCGGTTTCTTCTTCACATGTGGCTTGCCGGGGTGGGCTATTGTCCGTTGGATTTTCAACTATATCGAAAAGAAGGAGGGTTCCGACATTTTCGAAGTTGCAACTGATATTAAAAACGACCTGAAGGAGTTTAAAGATTAATGAGTAGCATGGTATCCGCACTTGCATCAGTGCAAATGGCCCAGATTGCACAAACTTATTCTTGGCTTCGGGCGATGTCAGGAGGCAGATTAACTCAGGAACAAGTAACTGCTGGTGACGAGATTATCGAGAAGGCGGGATTAGAAACTTTTGCCAAACTCATCGGTTATAAACTTGAAACCAGTGTTACTGGACAATGGGATATTTCAGAAAACGGATATGAGCTTATTCGAGGTTTTGAAGGTTTTCGTGATAAGGCGTATCTGGATACTGGTAGCGTCCCGACTATTGGCTTCGGCACAATCAAATATCCAAACGGCCAACCTGTAAAAATGGGTGATACTTGTACTCGTGTTCAAGCAGAAGAATGGCTTAAAAACGATTGTAAGTGGGTTGATGCTTGTCTTGATAAGTATGTGAAGGTCAAGGTAACTCAAAATCAATTTGATGCGCTTGCTTCGTTTGTTTACAACGTAGGTGAAACTGCATTTGTCAAAAGTACAATGTTGGCTGTCCTTAACCAAGGAAACTATATTGCTGCTGCAAATCAGTTTGATCGTTGGATTTTTGACAATGGCAAACGTATTAATGGATTAGTTAACCGCCGTGCTGCTGAAAAGAAATTATTCTTATCATGAAGCATTTCGGTACATTAATGCTGTGCATCCTGTTTTCAGGATGTACAGCTTCAACAATTCAAAACAATATCCATGTCACTGTCTGTTTACAGTGTGCACCTATGATGAGCCGATAGAACAATGATTTCATTTCTTTGGCATCTGGTAGGGGGAATAATGTTTTTAACAACATGCATTATCCTTATGTACTCTTATCTTCAAAACAAATCTTAATTTGAATTTAAAACTAAACCCAATTTTACTTCTTCCTGTGAACTCTTTTTTTTCAAAAACGCTCTATGCTTTGAATTACAAGAGTTCTAATAATAACGGTACAAAAATTCCGTTGTGGATAACTTAAAACCTATTTGAATTTAAAATCTTTTCTTTTTTTCTTTTAGAAGCTCTGAAACGATTGCTATCAAATACTTTCAAAGCCTATTAAGGTACAAAAACTCCGTTTCAGCGGTACAAATACTCCGTTTTAACGGTACAAAAAGTTTTAATTACGGTACAAATATTCCTTTTTAACGGTACAAAAATTCTGTCCTGTATTTTCAATAGTTTAAAAGGTACAAAAACTCCGTTAAATCGCCTTTAACGGTACATTTTCTCCGTTAGAAGTCCTATAAAGGTATAAAAACTCCGAATAAGTACCTTTTAAAGCCATTTTTTCATTAACTTAAAGAATACATAAAAGGATTTCGGTACATTTTCTCCGTTTACACCCCTATAAAGGTACATTTTCTCCGCTAAACTAATAGCCAAAATCATCATAACGGTACAAAAACTCCGATAGGGGAGTCATAACGGTACATTTTCTCCGTTCAAAACAGGCGATAACGGTACAAAAATTCCGAAGGAATGCCTATAACGGTACAAAAACTCCGGTAATGTCATTACATTGTCATGTTTTGGTCAAAATCCTTAAATATAAATCAGCTCAATTCTGACTGATTAACTAGATTTACAAACATTATCTAATCATGTACCTTTTACGAAAACCAATAAAACCTTTCTGAAACGGAATATATGGCGGAACTTATTAGGAATTCAGATGTTTATAAAGCGAATGCATTGATTAATGCAAGCTACGCTTTGGACACTGCTGAGCAAAGAATAATTCTACTCGCCATTTTAGTTTCCAGAAACAAGAATGCAGATCTGACTGCCGAAACGATTATCGAGATTCCTGCTTCCTTATATGCCCAAAAATTTAATACAACAGTGAGCGCGGCATATAAAACACTGAAGGAAGCCGAAGATACCTTATTTGAAAGACGTTTTTCTTACACCACAATGCGAAATGGCAAGATTGAGGTGGTTCGGTCACGTTGGGTATCACGAGTTTCATACGTTAAGGATGATGCATTATTAACGATCACCCTAGCTCCTGATGTGATTCCTCTAGTAACCAAGCTAGAAGGAACCTTCACCAAATATGCCATCGACAATTTACGCGATGTGACCAGTAAATATGGCATCCGTCTGTATGAGTTGGTCGCTAGTTGGAAAAATTCGGATATACGTAAAACTCCTGTTTATGACTTCGAGGACTTCCGTGCCAAGATGGGCCTTCTTCCTCATGAGTATAGAGACAAGAAAAATCCCGAAAGTACGGATATGACCAACTTCAATAAACGTGTATTGAAGCCGGCAATAGATCAGATTAATAGTTTTACTGACCTGTTTATTACTGAAAAGAAAATCAAGACAGGACGTAATATCACGGGCATTTATTTTGAAGTAAGTTTAAAAACCGATAACTTCATTGAAGGCGAAGCGAAAGAAATCCATGACAGCAAGCCTTCTTCCGATTCAGCTAAAAAGACAGGCGCTCCTTTAGAAAACATTAGACTTCCAAAAGTATCGACCCAAGAGTTTTTGGGTAGTGATCTCAGCGAAGAGGACCTTAACAAAGAGAACCCATTAAAAGAATTTATCGTTGAATCTGGCGTTTATAAGTCTGCTATTGAAAAGCCAGTAGAAGAAAAGGATGAATTTGAATTAAATGGCATAAAACGACTGTATGAGGCACTATTAAAGCTGGATGAAGGCGTAACCAAGGAATACGTCCGCGAATATGCCCAGATTAAAGGCGTAACTCTACAACACGCATTAATTGAACTTTATAACTCTAAAAGACCGGCTTAAACATTCCGGCACTTGGGTCTTTTCCGAAAACTTGGGTTTTTGAAGTGCTAACGAATAATTAAATAATACTTTCTATAATATTTAAGTTTTTATATTAATTATTCGGAAACGATCGGATGTCCCAAGTTGAAAAACAAATACCCAAGTATTTAGATTGGGCGGGTCACTTTTATGGCAATGACCTTGATTTAGAACATTACGAAATTCTCACCATTCAATACATTCCCAAGAAAGAGCGGAAGCTAGAAACGCAGTTAATGACAACCAAGTGGTTTGACTATAGGCTGATGCATCCCATGCAAGCCACTTATTACTTCTTTCGGCTTTTCAAAAATGAATATCGAAACTTTTATAGAAAAGCTATTGATCATAAGGCGGCCGAATTCGTTAAACCCATTAAGGAGCGAGATTTCTTACTCAGTCGTGAGGCCTTGTCATTTTGGCGACTCAGACAGGCAGTTGATGCTTTGGGAATGCGTTATGACTTCTATTTAAAAACCGCATTTGATAAATGCTTTAAGGTGATTGCGAATGGTAGACCTTTGCCACCTAGACCTGCTCAACTAAAAAAAGAAGAACTGTTAATTGAAGTCTTCCATGAGTGGGAGTCTTATTGTGAAGCTTCGCTCCAGATCGCTAAAAGTCCATATTTTACCGCTACACTTTTTCATAACAGTCCAATGCAAGTTGATTATGAAGATTTTATTGTTAAGCAGGTGCGGATGCGTCAAGTGCAGCATTACGCATTAGGGACATGCATTTATCGCTATGATGCGCTTCGCATTGAAAAAGCTTTAGAGTCTTTTGACATTTCAATCATCAACCAAGCTATTAAATCCAGTGTTTAATGCTTTTTTCTCTTAAAATATTAATAAGCGCTTACTATTATTTGATAATATCGTTTTTATAGTAATTACTAATGTTTCGAGGTTTTAATGAGCGAATGGCAGAAAGAACTTGCGATACAAAACAAGTTCGGCAATAGCGCTCCAATTTCAAAGGAGTCTATTTACTTAAATACGGAAGAAAAGCAAAAACTTCAATTTCAACCGCGTAAAACGTATGGGCGTAGGCTGCCTGCGAACGAATGCGAAATTGAAGAAATGGGCTACATGAAGTTTGTTCGCAAGCTGCAAGAGCAAGAACAGGAAATTGTAGTCATTAAAACAGACGGCGAAGTTGTGCGTGGATACATTCGTGCTGCGGATGCAGAAACGATCTCGCTTCGTTGTTATTTGAATGGTGATAAAAACGGTCGTTATCGTGCGCGTGTTCTTTTCAAACACCAAATTTCCGAGTTCTCACCAACTAAGGGGATTGAAGACCTAGTTGATGAGCTAGAGAGAAAGTCGAAATCTAAATCTTAAACGTAAGCCATCTAATTTCTATAAGGATTATCTTATATGTCTACTGCTGTGGCCGAAATTCATGAAGAAGAGGTCGTTGATAAAGAACTCGAAGGCTTCACCGAAGAAAAGTTTGATTACGACGATGAGTTTCAATCAAAAATTGCGGCTTTAACTTTACGTGACGATGAGTTTCTTAGAAGAGCCGCCCATATTCTGAAGCCAGAATTTTTCGAAAATCAGGGTGAAGCATGTCTGGTCGATATTGCGCTCCAACACTTCAATAAATATGGATGTTCTCCTGATCCTGCTTCTGTTGTCCAAATTATCAAGGATAAAGCTGCTTCTAAAGTTTATAAGCGAGAAACTTTAGCGGCAATTGTGGAAGCAAGGAAGAAATTAATTGGCATCTATGTCACTGACAAGGCTTTCGTTGAAGAAAAGGTTGTTGAGTTCGCGCGAAAACAGGCGGTATCCAATGCGATTGTTAATTCTGTTCCTGATCTTGAGGCAGGGAATTACGCCAAGATTGAAGCGCGTATCAAGGAAGCTATTGCGGTCGGATTGAATGAAGAGGGTGTTGGTTATGACTTCTTCGCTCAGGCGTTGAATCGTAAGCTGGCACGTATCGAGAAGCTGACAGGCAAAGTACCTCCGACAGGCATTACTACTGGCTGTAAAGAACTTGATGATCTGCTGTATCACAGAGGTTGGGGACGCAAGGAGCTGTCTCTATTAATGGGCGGTGCAAAAGCAGGTAAGACGCAAGCGCTTATTCACTTTGGCCGTATCGCAAGCTTTGCTAAATACAACGTTCTATATGTAACGCTAGAAGTTGGTAAAGACATTATTGCAGACCGTTTAGATGCCTCTATTTCAAAAGTGATCATGAAAGAATTGGCGTCGAAGGCTGCAAGTGTTGCAACTGCGGTCGAGACGGTAGCCAAGACGGCGGGCAAATTTATTATTCATGAATTTGGTTCCGGTACATTTTCTCCGTCACAGCTAAGAGCATTAATTGATAGGTATAAGAATCCTGGGCGGAACCCTGATGGAACGATAAGACCGCCAATCAAGTTCGATATGATCATTGTGGACTATGCAGATTTGATGCGTCCAGATATTCGTACAAATGACCCAAAAGAGAACTCAAGAGTTGTCTATGTTGATTTACGCGCGATTGCTTTTGAAGAGAATGTGGCGTTACTGACAGCTACTCAGACCAACCGTGAGGGCTTTAAGTCAACGGTAGCCAAGGCAGAGCACGTAGCTGAGGACTTTAACAAAATCAGGACCGCTGACGTTGCAATCTCCATCAACATTACAGAGGAAGAGAGAGCGAAAGGTCAGGCTCGATTGTACTTTGCAGCTTCTCGAAACCAAGAGATGGGGGTTACTGTGGTGATTAAGCAGAATGTGTCCATGATGAGGTTCTTGGAAGAAGTGATTAGCGTCGAATAAATTTAACCCAATATTATAGTAAGCGCTTATTTATAAATTTGTGCTAGTATAAATAAGCGCTAATTTTATCTAATGCGATTTTGCAATATGAGCGATCAAGAAAGTTTAGCGGAGATATTAGACCGCATTGATATGGAGTATTGGCTTAACCGCGAAGGGTTTGAATACAAAGTAACTCGCGGAAAAAACGGAATCCAGTTGAATGTTAAGGAATGTCCGGTATGTGGTAACTCAAGCTGGAAAGTCTATCTGAATCAGGATACGGGTTTGGGTAACTGCTTTGATGGTGATTGCGAAACCAAATTCTCGAAATGGAAGTTTATTAAGGCTGGTATAGGCGGTAATAGCCTAAGCAATAAAGAGATAGTCGAGCATGTTAAAGCAATTGCTCAGGAGCAGGGCTGGCAGCCAAAGCGCAAAAGTGAACCCACACAAACCAAAATTGGCGATCTAAAGCTTCCAAAAGCCTATGACTTGCCGATCATGGGTCAGAACCTAAAGTACCTTAAAGAGCGAAATATAACGCTCGATACGTGTCGTGAATTTGGACTGAAATTCTGTCAAAAGGGTTGGTTTGCATACATAGGCCCAACGGGTGAAAAGCAATACCAAAACTACAGCATGAGAATCATCATTCCTGTCAGGGACCTTGAAGGCAAGCTTGTGTCTTTTCAGGGTCGGGACATTACAGGAAAGGCTGAAAAGAAGTATCTATTTCCTCCTGGTTTCGCGTCTACGGGCACTTACCTATATAACGGCCATAATGCCCTAGGTTACGTTGAAATCGTCATGGGAGAGGGTGCTTTTGACGCTATGGCGATATATCAAGCCTTCAAGGAAGACGAGTTCCTTTGCAATGTTGGAGTTGTCGCGTCATTTGGTAAGCATCTTTCGGTAGGTGGTGATGAATCTCAAATGGCTGAACTACTAAAGCTTAAAGATGAGGGATTGGAGTGCGTGACGATTATGTGGGATGGAGAGCCTGCCGCAATTCTGTCTGCGATCGACGCATGTTTAAAGATAAATAGCTTTGGCATAAAAGCAAGGTTGGCCACGTTGCCTGCTGGATGTGACCCCAATGAAGTCGACCCTGAAATCGTTCGCACAGCGTATCGAAAAGCGATACCAATTACGCCAATTAGCGCAGTAAGTTTACGCATTAAGTATATGGGTAAAGTCTGAATCGTATTTGATTCCAAATCATTGTTTTTAAAATATTGTTGAAGTTTTCAAGGTGCTTTTACTATGAGTTTAAAAATTGTGGTCAGAAGTGCCTACTCATTGCATACGAGTGGGACAAAATATTATTCGATGTTCTTGTTATCGGTACAGGACGGAGCTAAACGCAACACGCAATTATTCAAAATTTATGGCTCAGCGGTAAATCAAACCGCTCAAGTCAAACACCATCAAGAAGGTAATGGTGCAACTCTTGATACCGAATTTAATAAAACACTAAAAGTAAAAGGTAAAGCAGGTGAATATAGCGATTTACGTGAAAGCGAAATCTTGCACGAATTTGATAATTTCCATGATTTTATTACTTACTTGACTCTCGACTCTCAGATTAATGCCATTAGAGCGCCTTTCGCATCAGCGATTACCGAAAAGGGTTTTGAAAAATACTTGGAAACCTTGTCTCAAACGTTCGGGATTCCAGTTGATGACATGTACAAATTTACATTCAACTATGAATCAGAGGAAGAACGGCAACGAAAACAAGAAGAGGAAGAGCGTAAGGCAGCTCAGCTCATGGCACAACGACAAGAATTTTATGGTGAAGTTTTGGGGTCTTGGTAATGAACAGAGTAATTATTGGGGTTCCACACTGTCGGTTTATGGTGACAAAAACCACAACGAATGAAAAGGTTTTGGAGCTCACAGAATATTTTGCTGTCCACAAGCATACTCAAGATGAAGTATTAGGCTTGGCGATCAAGGCTGTTGATTACCATGATAACAAGGGCGGGTATCACCGAACGGTCGAAATTCTTGAAAAATACGAAGGACTTTCTTACTCAACAGTAGCAGAAAGGGTAAAGAATTTAAGTAAGGCTGCTGTACGTAATCTAGTTGATGAATTGTCTACCAATTCGGATTCGATTAATCCAATTGAATATGCTCAATCAATTTTCGGTCGCGAAGCATCCAATATTTTTGACAAAGGGCGAGAAGCTGAGATCAAGTCAATTTTTCAAAATTATTTTGGACCTATCAGAAGCGAACTGAGCGAATTAATTCTTGATACAGATGAGTATGCTGCCTATAAAGGAGTTCAAGGATCATGGTAACTAAAACTCTTCCTGTACTCGATTTGGAATTATCCAGAAGCGGAACAAATGCCTATTACTGCGATTTTTGCCCTCATACTGGCAACCGTCCTAATTATGCTGCATGCCTAAAGCGTATCCATAATGTTCAGGAGGGAAATGAGCGCGAGGTGGATGCAGTTTGCGTAGTCGCTATCCACAGACATCACTGTGAAGCTGCCGAAATGCGTGAACGTGAAATTGAGGCAGGTAAGGCTCTCTATTACATTGATCGTTCAGAAATGCGAAAACAAGTTGGGAAGCGGCTGGCTAAACAAGGAATTTCTATTTCTTCTAAATTTGATTATAAGTTAGAACTTACTAATATTAATGGTGAAAAACTAGATAAAGAAATTCCAGTTAATTCAAAGGGTAATTATTCATTAAGTGATGCAATCAATACTAAACTAAAGAAAAATAGTTTGAATACCAAAGATGATCATGTAGAATCGCAACAAGAAAATAAAGTAAGCGCTAACTTATATATCGAGAGTGAGAGCTTAACTGTACCAAGTATCGAGAGCGGATTATCGCTTTTAGAAATTGCTAACCGTTTCAAAGCAAACACACAGGAAAAATTATGAGCAACGCAGAAGATTTATTAGAAGCTTTAATCAAGGCATTAAAAGAGTCAAATGTAGATGCTGAGGAATTACGCTTCATGACTTTGCTTCCTGATCACATGCGCAAGATTCAGGATTTAACCGAAGAGTTTGTAAAAGCTCACGTTAATGGTCCACAACAGCTTGAAGTTTACATGAGAGCCATTATGGGGGTGGTTGCACAGGTTCAAGCAGCATTAGTCGTGAATACCGGCACAGAATCAATTCAGGAATATGCACAATTATTGGCTCAAAAATCAGAAGATGAATATTTGCTTGATCTAGGTCACATGCTTCGTGATTTTACCAATCATTGGCTAGCGGTCTTTCTGCAAGCTGCAAAAGAGCATTTCGGCGAAGAAGTATTTAAAGCTCATCAAGCCCATGTTAGAGAAGTGATTAAAAACGCTAAAAGCGAAATGCTGAAATCCAAAGAAGGCGATTCCCCATTTAAAGATTCATTTATTCCTTCATTTGCAAAGCAGTAATAAGGTGTAGCAATGAATAGCGATCAGTTACTAGAGGCTTTAAACCAAATTGCATCTGAAAGCTCAAAAAATGAAAAACTAGCTTTACTCATGGATTTTGAAGCAGAAAAGGGGTTGTTCAGAGAAGTTCTGCGTTTGGCATATGACCCGTTTATTGTCTTTGGAATTTTGCCAAAAGCAGAAGATGCAGGAACAGGGGAGTTAATGTTTGATGAGGTTGATACCCTTGAGTTCCTATCTAAGCTTAATAACCGTGAACTAACAGGCAATGCAGCGCGCGAAGCGCTGCGTAGCCAACTGGCTCAATTATCAGAGAAGTCAGGCGAGCTTTTAATTCGAATTTTAAGAAAAGATTTACGTGCAGGTTTTAGTGATGCAACGATCAACAAAGTCGTGCCTGATTTGATTCCTGTATTTCCATACCAACGCTGTTCATTGCCTAGTGAAGTAAAGCTGAAGGCATGGCCGTGGAAAGATGGCATTTATTTGCAAGAAAAAGCTGATGGCATGTTTGCCAACGGGACCAATTTAGAAGAGAAGTTCTTCTTGTCCTCACGCCAGGGCACGCCGTTACCTATGGAGCATTTTTCCGACCTTACTGCGGAAATGAATATGCTGATCAAAGATGTCCAATATCATGGCGAACTACTTGTCGAGCGTGATGGTGTAGTTCTGCCGCGCAAGGTAGGAAATGGCATCTTGAATTCGGTCACAAAGGGTGGCTCATTTGCTGAAAATGAAAAACCGATCTATATGATTTGGGACTTCATTCCGCTTAGCTCTGTTAAGTCAAAGGGAAAATTTGAAGCAGCATATAAACGCCGTATTGCACTGATTAAATCGATGCTGGCCAAGTTTAAGCCTAAGTATGTGCGGCTGATTGATACGCATGTTGTCCACTCATTGAGCGAGACTTACGATCACTTCTTTAATGTACTTATGCAGGGCAAAGAGGGGCTGGTAATCAAGCATCCAGAAGGTCACTGGAGAGACGGTACAAGTAAACACCAAGTTAAATTAAAACTTGATGCGGATTGTGAGCTGGAGGTCGTGAGCATTAATCCGGGTAAGGTGGGTTCAAAGAACCAAGGGAGAGCTGGAGCTTTGCATTGTAAATCTGCATGTGGTCAAGTCATTGTGGATGTCGCCATCAAGAATGAAAAAATGCGCGACGAGGTGGATGCAAACCCTAGTGACTGGATTGGTCGAATAATCACTGTGCGTTCAAATGCCATTATGCGTCCATCCAACAGTAACCAGAATTACTCGTTGTATTTGCCGCGTATGGTTGAGGACTGCTATCGAATCGATAAAACGGAAGCTGATGATTTAAAACGTATTGAAGAGCAATTCAAAAACGCTATCGAAGCTGCCAAGAAGCTGGCAGAAAGTGAAGCGGTGGTGATTGGCAATACAGCGACAGCATAAATATGGAGCATATATTGATGTTATCAAAAGCTAAGAAACTACATCGTCAAAAAGCCTTACGTCCTTCTACTGAACAATGGGAAATTATCGCAACTATTGGTTTTGCCATTATTCTTACAGTTATCGGGTATTTCTGCATTGGCGGACCTAAAGCGAATGCAGCGGTGGTAGCGAGAGCAGCGTCTGTATCCTCAGCTCGTCCTTCGACATCTTTTGCGCGGTCTTACAGCAGCTCGTCCACACGCGCTCCGACCACTACAAGTTTTCGTTCTAGTCCAGTTAAGACCGTGACAAAACCTAGTACGATTCGTTCTGTGAAGCCTGTTACAACGCCTGCTAAACCGATGCCTGTTTCTTCTTCATCTACACAGAAGAAATCGCGTAAGATTGGTTTCCAATATGATTACTATGCATTTACAGATTGCATCCCTTATTCAAGCGGAAGTTTCCAAGGTTGGAAGTGTATTGATCGGGATTAATTGGGGCGGTTCTACCGCCTCTTCTTATGAGGTATGACGATGTTTGTATTGTTATCTGGAACAACGTGCAGCGGCAAAACAACCATTGCTGACGCGCTGACCGAGAAATATGGGTTTAATCGTATTGTTACCACAACATCACGGCCGAAACGGGAAGGTGAGGTTGAGGGTTTGCACTACCACTTTGTTACTCAAACAGAGTTTGATGCACTGAAAAAGGCTGATCAGTTCCTTGAGACAAATAAACACGGTAATTATGAATATGGCGTAACGATTGATAATTTCAAAACCTTGCCAGACGATCGAAATGCCATAATTATTGTCGACCCAAATGGTTATAAGAAAATTAAGCGTTATCTGAAAGCAAATGAAATTAAATATCTTGGGGTTTTTGTCGATGCAGATATTAAAAGCCGTCTGCAATGTTTGATTGTTCGAGCAGATCAGAAACTTGCGGAACGTTTAGAAGTCATGATTCAGGTCGAATCTCATTGGATAAACGAAATCAACCAGTACGATATGTTGATCCAGAATGATGAAACGATTGAAGATGCCTTAGAGCCGATTTTAGATCATGTGCGCCGTGCAGGACATTTAGATAAAATAGCCTAAGCATTTTGATGAACAATTAAAATTTCCTAAAATAGAATGCTCCGATAATTTCAATAATTTCGGAGTTTTTTTATGCTACTAAAATCTGTTCCTGGTGTTTTGCCTGCACTTAAAAATAGCGATTTGGCAACTACGAAATTATGGACCACTCACATTGAAAGAATTACAAATTATCAATTAAACGCCGTAATTGCTAAATTCAAGTTTAAAAATGAAGAAAGTCAAATTGATAAGGAAATTGAATACGCGGTTAGTCAGATTAATGACGCTATTTATAACCGCCAAATCAACTCGGTAAAAATTGCCCGATTTAAATCAAAAAAAGATCATTCCATTACGGTGAGCAACCTAATTGCTGGTTTATTGAAGCTGAAGGAAGTTGAAAGAAAGGCTGTGTTGTTCTCATTAGAATCAGGATTAAGCCTTGATGAAGTGACAAACTTGGAAGTTAGACAAGCCAATGTGGCGGCTAGAAACTCAAAACTAGCGAGAGAAATTATTAAAAATTGCCCTGTGAGTATCAAAACAAACTATTTATTTTGGGAATCAAATGAGGAAAAGGAGCATGAAAAGCTCAAAAATTTAGAGCAAGCTGTGTTTGAAGCCTTTGGTTTTGACTTCAAACTGCTTGCCCTAAAATACGAGAATATTATTTACGACGAATGGTTTGAATTTCTTGGTCAGACGTCGTAATTGTCGCCGAGTTTTTTGATTCGACGAGCCGTATATTCTTCTAAAGCTTCATTGAGCATGGTTGTAAAAGTGGTCTTGTTAGAACCCATGCCAATGGAGCTGATAGATTTAAGCCAGTTCAAACGAAGGTACATTTCTTGGCTAATATTGTTGTTAAAAGGACGTTGAATTAATTTCAAGTCTTCAGGAGCAATATTAATGCCCTGACGCCAAGGCGCTTCACGGTCCTTTTTCTCTTTAGGTTTGCTTAATCCTGATAGCTCATCAAGCTTTTCAAAATCTACAGGTTTTTCATTAGCTTCTGGCGTTGCTGTTGCAGTTTGTACTGGAGCACTCTTGGTAAAATCAGAAGCATTTGAATTTTCAGCTTGTACTTTTGCAGCTTTGCCTAATGATAATCCACCACGTCCACTCATTTGAACAACTCCTCAGCCAATGCATTTACTTCTTCTGCTGCCTTAGAGGCACCAATATTTAACTCAATAACACCAAGACCCATGCCATAAGCTCTTGAATATGCAATACGGTCGTAATTTACTGAATCGAGAACTTTTGCAAAATCTTCAACTTCTTTAAACGCATTACGCGCATCGTCTAAAGCTGTGATACGTGCATTTGTCGGGACTTGAGTGATATAGATGTAGACATGAAGTGGATCGAGGTCCCTTTCATTTACACGGATATTATTTGCTTCTTCAATTAATTCCAAAATTTCCCCAGTTGATTCTACGTCAGCTTGGTTAGGGCGAGTTGGAATAAGAATGGCATCGGAACAAAGCAGCGCTTCACGGAAGCCAGAAGAGTCATAACCACCGCAATCGAGAATTACGTTAGGTGTTTCACTTTCAATTTTTGGAATGACTTTGTCAATTTCTGGTTGACCAAACAAATGATAAGTTTTGATTGAGCCGGTCTTTTCTAAGAAAGTTTGGGCTTGACGATAAATACCCCATTTAACCGAATTTTTATTGGCGTCAAGGTCGACAAGAGCTACGTCTTGTTTTTCATTATTGGCAATCCATGCAGCCAAATTGGTAGCCGTAGTTGTTTTGCCGACGCCACCTTTTGAATTGGCGATCAATAATTTCATTAAATCCTCAACATAAACGTTGGCGAAAATCGTAGTGTAATAGTAAATGCGCTAGATAACAATGTATAAACTTGTATTCATTGATATGTAGAAATCTATATAGAAATCTATATAGATTATTAATTTAAAAATTAGATTGTATTTAACCAAAACAAAATGTTTAATAGTTCTAATTGCTTACATATAAATTCATAGGCTTAAAATGCAGAATCAAATCAGACAATTAGAAGATGGAACTTTTGAAATAGGTACTTGGATTCAGAATGCAAATGGTGAAGTTGTGTTCTTTGATGCTACGAGTGCGAAAACTTTAGAAGAAGCAAACAAGATTGCTGATGAGTTGGATGATCAGGAATTTAAATTAGCCAAGAGCGAAATTGATATGCTTGGCGGCATTCAAGGTGCAAATAAGGTTCTGGAGCTCATGAATGAAAACGAAGCCGTTGCCGTTGAATTTGATAAAAACCGCTTTGATATTAATGAATTAAAATTCTATAACCAAAAAGATTTTGAGCAGCGAATGGATGACTACCTAGATAATGGTGAGACTGCAACCTATCTATATGCAGACTTTGAAATCCAAAGCCTGCTGCACAAAACTAGATTTTTGAAATTTTAATTTAACTTTTCAGCAACTTGGCGGAGCAATTCCGGATCCGATGCAAAATATTTTTGCGTGGTCAGGATTGAGCTATGCCCCATCAATTGTTGAATTGAATAAATATCACCGCCCTTTCTTATTAGCCTTGTGGCAAAGGAACGTCGACCGGAATGGCTGGTTGCTTGAATACCAGCCTTCTTATAACAGTTATTAATCATGGTCACCATGCTATTTGGTGAGAATGGACCGCCCTTCTGCGATAAAAATAAAGGTGCGTCGGGATCCTTTGGTCTTTCTTTTGTTATGTATTCTTCTACCAGTGATCTAGCGATTGGATTGACTAGGAATACCTCACGGTAGCGGTTGCCTTTAGTAATATTACCGAGCAATCGAATAATATCCTTCAGCTTGCCCTTCTTCACGTCGTAAACATCGCCGACCTTTAACATTGATAATTCTTTAGCGCGAAGCCCAAGGAAGTGTGAGAAATACAAAACACATTTGTTCCGTAATGCATTTACGCCCGTTTGAGTGGCTAAAGTAATCTCAAGATCATCTTCTGACACATATGGGGCTTTTCCAGTTGTTGTTCTTGCCATAAATCGACCAAATAATTTTTTATTACATTTTTCCAAAAACGGAAAGGATATAAAAACAGTCTACCACATGTCGAAAAATAAAAAATGTAATAAAAGATACATTTTATTATATTTTTTGGGGGTGCAAAAAGGCAGGGCGTCATATCCTGTCGTATACGTACTTTTCTATTAAGAGTGGTATTTCAAAGTTTGATTTAAATTGGTAATCTATACCAATCTTGATTTTGTAACGTTTTCAAGTTTAGGAGGAGCTATGAAAGAAAAATTTAAAAACAGTAATTTAAAGGGTATGAATAGCAAAAAGCCCGAACTTGATCGGGCAATAAAAATAAAAACAGATTAGTTGACTTTAAGTGTTTCTAGGAAAGCATCAAAAGCTTCTTTCTGTCTAGGGTTAGTGAAAAACTCAAAATTATGGCCAGCATTTGCTTCGCGAATTTGTTTAATTAAATTCGATTCTGCATCAGTAATAAGAGGTTGCTCCATCATGGCTTCCATTTCTTCAAGCAGATGAGGCATGTATTCCTCTAGGCAGCGCATGAAGAGGTCTTTAGCATCGATTTTTAAAGCATCAGCCATAGCGCGCACACGTTCAAGAGGTAATTTGCTTTTACCGCGAACAATGAAGCTAACCATGTTTTGATTGATACCCATGATCTCTGCCAATTGCGACTGATTCAGATCCGATGCATTTAGTTGAGCGTCGAGATATTGGGCGACAGTTAGTTTGCGTTTGGTGTTAGTAGCTGCTGATTTCATAGTAACGTTTTCCTTAGAATATTCTTAATAGATATAAAGTCATAATGTCGGAATGTATCCTCGATACAACATTATAGACTTAAAATATTTGCGGTTTAGGTAAAGTATATCAGTAAGTGCTGATTTACCCAAGTTCAAGAAAAGTACAGATTTGTATAGGATTGGATAACATGACATCGGTCACAATTAACGGAAAAATTTAGTAAGTAAGCATTGATTAATATTTTCTTATTTTTGGGTTAAACTAATGGTCAGACTATAGGTGAGTAGATGCTCATTTTAAGTACAGGCAATTTGTTAGCTGATGCAGACAATCATACTATAATGACAACGTATCGACTGATACCAAGAGGAAGTATAAGCCTCATTCAAGCCAATTATTTGTCAAAAAAGTATGATAGTTAGAGTATAGGAGTAAAAAATGTCGAAAAGTGTTGAAGTTATTACACCTGAAACCGTAGCAGATTTCTTGGCAGAGCAGGGTTCTGAACTGATCTTTGAGGGCAATCAAATTAATGTAATTAAAGGAAAAAATGAGGAATGCGGTGATTTCCTTGTGATTAACAATGCACTTGGCGAAAATTTGTTTATTAAACTTAGCTATATAGTCTTATGAGTCTACCTAAATAATTAAAAATCCCTCACTTGACCCTTCTCTGTGGTTAGTGTCCAAGGTTTGATGCTGACCACGGTCAAAATAAACCCTCTATTAAAACTCAAAATCTCCCCAATTTCACTCTTTATTTTTCAATAAATATTTTTATAATGCTTTTTAATATTAGTAAGCACTTATTAATATACTGTCAAGTCTGTATATAGACCTCCAATAATGATTTTTTCAGATTGAGAATTTTCAATGAATGAGCGCATACATATTTTAAGACAAGCAATTGTCGTCGTTACCCAAGCACTGACTAACTCTGATATTGCAGTAACGCAAGAAGGTATTGAGGCAGGTGTGCATAAGGATCCAAAGACAGGCAAACCTGTGCGAATTAACCTTCCATATCTTCCGGACAATTCACCAGATTCGCTGATTGATGCGGTTCAAGGTTTTCTTGATCAAGAGGTAGCGAAGTATCTTTTTACCGATTTTTCTCTCAAGCTAAAAGGATCTGAAGAGGTAAAGACTTTAACTTCATTGTTAGAAGAAGCGCGTGTAGAACGTTGCATGGCTGAAAAATATCGCGGTTCAAATATCAATATGAAAAATGCGAGCCAATTTTTCATTGATGAATTGATTGACGATAAATACCAAAAACTTGTAAAGGAAAAAGCTTCTGATGAAGAAATTACGCAACATTTAATGTTGCCAATGTTACGTGCGTTAAGTGGTCAGGAAGTCTTTGAACATTACTTAAAAGACAAAATGAAGCATATTAAACCTGTGTGGGACATGCTTACTCCTTTTAAGCCAGAGATTGAAAAATTAAAGTCCACAAAAGACACAATGGATTTGGCTCAGCGTATCTATAAGGTACTGAAAGATGAGCCTGAATTGCCAGAACTCCCTGACAGCGAGCATGATGAAGATAGCGACAGCTTACCAGTGCCAAAATCGCCAGGTAAAAGCGCTGGTGTAGGCAATAGCGAAGATGAGAATGAAGAAGATGATGATGAAGGTGGTTCTCTAGGTGGAGCTGTTGGTGCCGATGAGGGCGAAGATGAAGAAGGCGAAGGCGGTAGTGGTGGAAAAGCTAAACAACGGCCTAATGCAGTTAAGCATTCACTAGAAAGTTACGATAAGAAGAGTGCCCCTCCTCGTAGTGAATTTGTGGCTGCAATTCTGGACTCGTTAAAAGACACCAAAAACAACTACAGTGAGCAACTAAGCAAGAAGATTGCACAACGCACAGCAGCGGACGTTAAAAAATCTAAATACGCAGTATTTACCAATGAAGGTGATGTCATTGAACCGCTTGAAGTTCCTAAACTTCATTACGATGACAAGATGTTTAAACGTCTTGAAGACAAGGTAGCTTCAATGGTTGGTCCTATGCAGAAAGATATGGAGCGGGCAATTCAGGCACGAAGTAAATCTGTATGGGAAAATGGATTAAAACAAGGAAAATTATACAGTTCATCTTTAGCACGACTGGCTTCAACTGGTGATTGTCGAATTTTTCGTAAGCACGTTGAATCAAAAACCAAAGACGTTGCTGTGAGCTTGGTCGTCGATATGTCAGGTTCAATGTGCGGTTCTAAAATCCATACTGCCGCTGCTGCGAGTTACGCACTATCAAACGTTCTGGATCGTCTCAAGATTCCTCATGAAGTGATCTGCTTTACTACTCATACAGACTCAGCCACTTACCACAAGCGTTTAAAGCAAATTCGTGAAGCAGAAAAAAAATATGGCGTTAGTTATTCACGCTATGAAAACCTTTATATGCCTGTCATTAAAGGCTACAACGAGCGCATTAATACTGAAACAAAACGTCGATTTGGATGGCTTCCTCACTCAGGTTTAATGGCGAGTAACATTGATGGCGAATGTGTAGAAATTGCTGCACGTCGTCTAATGGGTCGTAAGGAAGCAGGTAAAATCATGATGGTGCTATCTGATGGCTCACCTGCGGGTGGAGGTAACAGTCGAGATCTGGAATATCATTTAAAAGAAGTGGTGAAGAAAATCGAGAAGAGCAAGGTAGACGTCATTGGTATTGGAATTGAAGATGATTCTGTTCGTAGATTCTATGACAAACATGTGGTGATTCATGACGTTGAGCAATTACCTAGCCTTGTAATCTCGCGTTTACGCAGTATGTTGTTAGCTTAGAATTTGGGTGGAGATTGCATCATTTGGGTATTATAAAATATTAGTAAGCACTTACTTTATTTTTATGATGCAATCTTATAAACTTTCAATATCAGTTAGTGATACTTTTTCATAAATTATCGAATCCGTTTTTGGAGCTTATAAATGTCTAACGATCCTATTATCTGTGAAATCTGTGGTGGAAAAACTCACGTAATTGCTAAGCATTTAAAAGAAAAACATCCTGAAACTACGTATGAAGAGTACAAGGAACAGTATCCAGATAGCCCTTTATTGTCGCCTTTAGCGCAGAAAAAGATGCAAGAACAGGCTGAACTTAAAAGAGCTAAAGAAGCAGAGTTAGCAAAGGCCCAACAAGAAAAAGCAACAGATACTTCAACATCTAAGGAAGAAACAACAGTGTCTACTAATAACCACAAAGTAAAGTTAGCACTTACTAATAATGAGGCAAAACCAAACGATATTGTGGTGTCTAAACCATTTCATGAAATCTTTGATCTGAAAGGTAAAAGCGCGCTTAGTGGTTCAGGTAAACCGATTCCAATCTCATGCATTGAGAACTCTGCCTTCCCGGAAATGATTCCAGAAATCAACGATACGTATGTATGGAACGTGAACGAGCTAAAGGATGTCATGATTGCATTGGAGCTAAACATCAACCCTTACGTGTGGGGACACAAAGGTGCTGGTAAATCAGAAATGTTTGACCAGATCGCAGCTCGAACTGGCCGTCCTCTTGTTCGTATTCAGCACACTTCAAATACAGAAGAATCTCACATTGTAGGTATGTGGACGGTTAAAAATGGTGAAACCATCTTTGAGCTTGGGCCATTAGCTTTAGCGATGAAGCATGGCTGGATGTATTTGGCTGACGAATATGATTTCGCGCAACCAAACGTTTTATCTGTATATCAAGCTGTACTAGAAGGTAAACCTTTATATATCAAAGAAGCAGATGCAGCTAACCGTGTCATCAAACCACATCCAAACTTCCGTTTTGCTGCAACAGGTAACACGAACGGTTCAGGTGATGAAACTGGTCTTTATCAGGGTACTAACTTACAGAACTCAGCGAACTACGACCGTTTTGGCTCAGTGATCTATAAGAGCTACATGAAGAAAGAAGGGCACTGTTGCAAATAGGCTGACATGATAAGCTAAATATCTTATTTATTTCGAGATACAGCAGATGAATCCCTTCCATGGTCGGCACTTTCAAGGTGAAATCATTCTTTGGGCTGTTCGTTGGTATTGTAAATATGGCATCAGCTATCGTGAACTTCAAGAAATGCTCGCTGAACGAGGTGTGAATGTTGACCACACCACAATTTATCGTTGGGTTCAGCGTTATGCNCCAGAAATGGAAAAACGGTTACGCTGGTATTGGCGTAATCCTACAGATTTACATTCATGGCATATGGATGAGACTTATATCAAAGTGAAGGGGCGATGGACTTACCTGTATCGTGCAGT